TCCTCGCTCAGGACCTACAGTTGCCTCTGGTTACCCGCATCATGGACCGGATGGTCTCCCAGAAACTCATTCCCGACATCTCGAAGATCAAGGACCCGCAAACCGGCAGACCTGCCGCTCCGGTCAAGATCGTCACGGGCGTCGAGGCCATGGGACGGGGCAACGACTACACCAAGCTCCGGACGCTGGCGACCGAAGTCATCCTCCCGCTCAGGGAAGCTGGTCTGGCCGAGATCCACGTCCAAGACCTCATCCGCCGTGCGTCCATCGCGCTCGGCATCGACACTGACGGTCTCCTCAAGACCCCAGAAGACAAGCAAGCGGACCTCGCCAAGAAGCAGGGCAACATGCAGCAGCAGATGCTCATGGATGCCGTCAAGGGCGCATCCGGCCCGGTGGCCAAGGTTGCCGCCGAAGGCATGGCCGCTCAGGCCACTCAGGAGTAACCCATGGCACTATCATCGTTTGGCCGGGCCTTCGCCTCAGCGCGTAAGGCTGGCAAGAAGACGTTCACTTGGAACGGCAAAAAGTACACAACCGAAGTCGCGAAGAAGACCCCGAAGAAGGGCCCTGTACCGACGCCGAACCCACGGCGAAAGGAACCGAAGCGCGACATCGGCGCATCGCCCAAGACGGGCAAGGTTCCGGTCCCCAAGTCGAACCCCCGGCGAGACATCGGTGCATCACCGAAGACCGGCAAGGTTCCGGTCCCCAAGTCGAACCCGAGGAACGCCCCGGAAACCGGCACTGCAAGGAAGGGCAGCAGGATTGCTGTCGCCGCCCAGCGCCGCCGCGAACGCCCTGTGAGTACCTCGGCGAAAGCCCCGGATAAACCCAAGGTCCCGACGCCTCGCAAGGCTCCGGACGCGGCGTCCCGCGTGAACCCCTCGAAGATGCAGGATCGGTTCATGGCGAAGTCCGGGGGTGGCGCAAATCGCGATATTGGCGCGGCCCCGAAGACAGGCAAGGTACCAACCCCCAAGTCCAACCCGAGGAATGCTCCGGCAGTCGGTGTGGCCAAGCGGGGGAGCGCAATCGCCGTCGCCGCCCAGCGGAAACGCGAGGAGCCGAAGAAGAAGCGCAGAAGCATCCTCTCGATCCTCGGCTTCGGCGACTAATCAATGACATGGGCGGGTCCACTTCCGAGAGGTACGACCCGTCCCTTTCCCCCGATTGAGCAACCACAGGAATACACATGTCACAACACGAAAGTGTCAGCGTTTTCGCTGGCGATGAAGGATCGAAAGGTCCGTCCCTAGAGGAGCAGTACGAGGCCCTGAAGTCTGAAGGTCTCGTCGACGCAGACGGCGAAAGCCCATCTGACGCTCAAGGGGGAGCGCCGGGTGAACCCGGTCAGGCCGAAGTGCCCGACTGGGTCCCCGAGAAATTCCGCAACGCAGAAGACCCGATGAAGGCGATGGCTGAGGCCTACTCCGCATTGGAGCGCAAGCAGTCGCAGCCTGACGATGAAGGCGACGACGAGGAGTACGATGAAGACGACGACCAGTCCGACGATCAGGATGGTCCTACTCCGGAAGAACGCGAAGCGGCGGAAGAAGCCACCAAGAAGGCCGGTCTCGACCTCATGGAGGTTCAGGCCGAATGGGACACCGAGGGTGGCCTGTCGGATGAGACCTACGACGCGCTCGAAGCTGCCGGTTATCCCCGCGAAGCCGTTGACGTCTACATCGAAGGCCTCCTGGCCCGGACGAACGCCGGTACGAACGCTGCATACGGCGTTGTCGGCGGCGAAGACGCTTACTCGGAGATGGTCCAGTGGGCCTCTGAGAACCTCTCGGATGAGGAGATCGAGGTCTACGACGAGGCCGTCAACTCCCGCAATCAGGCGAAAATCCTTGCCGCCGTCCGGGGGCTGAACGCTCAGTGGACCCAAGCGGTCATGCAGGAGGCCAGCGAGGAGCCTGACGAGGAGATCACTCCGAAGGGAAACGGCTCGACGGCCTCACGGTACGCCACGCTCGACGACTATATGGCCGACCTCAACGACCCGCGCTACGACAGCAACGAAAGCTTCCGTAACTCGGTGATCGCCAAGCTCGCCCGGTCGACCGACATCATGTAACGGATCATCGCAATGGCGAGAGACTACGACAAGGAATACGCGGCCTCTCGCCGTCCAGACCGCCGTAAAGACAACATCATGCGCAAACGCGCTCGGCGGAAGATGGAAAAGAGGCACGGAAAGCTTGCCATCAAAGGCAGGGAAATCGACCACAAGAACCTGAACCCTCGGGATAACTCATGGTCGAACCTCTCCATCAGTTCCCGCAGGGCCAATCGCAAGAAGCAGCCCAAGCGGAAGTGATCTAAGCCCCCGGTTCTTCCCTAGGCCGGGGGTCAGTCAACCTCGAACCCGAGGTGACCCCCCATGTCATTCATTCTATCCAAGCGCTCCCTGAAGCGCCTCGAAGGCGTTCATCCGGACCTCGTCAAGGTCATCAAGAGGGCCATCGAGATTACCCCGGTGGACTTCACGGTCCTCGAAGGTACTCGCTCGGTCGCTCGGCAGCGCCTGCTTGTCGCCCGTGGTGCCTCCAAGACCATGAACTCCCGCCATATCCCGGCACCGAACGGCTACGGCCATGCGGTTGACATCGCCCCATTCCATAACGGCGCGGTCTCGTGGGATTGGCCGCTCTATTACAGGCTCGCCCCTGCCGTCAAACGCGCTGCTGATGAAGTCGGTGTTACCGTCGAATGGGGCGGCGACTGGCGGTCCTTCAAGGATGGTCCACACTGGCAGCTTCCTTGGGCACAGTATCCGGGGAAATGACCCATGGTGCCCCCGAAGGTATCCAAGAGGCGCACCTCGAAGGTGTGGCTGGCGGTGAACACCTGCCTCGCCTGGATTGCCGTTTTCTACGCCCTCTACACGATGCAGGGGGCCGTTGTGGTTGCGGCGATGGTGGGTCTTATCGGCAACTACAGTGCCTACGTTCTCGTGGGTCACTGGGACTTCAAGCAGGTTCTCAAGAACGCTGAGTTCCCTCCGCCGCCCATGGACCCATCCAAGTACGGAGACCCCTGATGTTCATCAATCCGGTCTATAAATGGCTGGCCGTGTCGGCCCTCGTGGTCGCGCTGGTCGGTACGATCTACGTCAAGGGCCGCTCGGATGCGTCTCTGCGATCAGAGATTGCCCGGCTGGAGACGGACCTCATGACTGCGAAAGTTGTCATTGAGGCCGAACGACGTGCCCGAGCGATCGATGAGATCAACGCGGTGGCCGCACAGGCCCGGCTGGACATCCTCGAACGCAAGGCCAAGGACCTATACCAATATGCCGACGCTCTCGAAGACGGCGATGCTGTCTGCCTTGACGGCAATGATACTGACCGGCTGCGCGACCTCTGGGGTAACCCCGCTGTCATACCCAGCGCTGCCGAGTGATTTGAAGCTCTGCTTCGACAAGACTGTCCCGGCTCCTCCCAAGGGGCCGATGACGAAGAAACAGGTTCTCGCCCTCGTGGCAGACCTGAAGCTCTCTGAGGCCGAGAAGGTTGAATGCGGCAAGCGCCTCATCGCCTTCTATGAGGCCCTACATGCATCTTGAGGTCGCGCCTCAAGCCAAACGGCAGGTGGCCGTGACAGGCGGGGAGAGACCCGCACAAACCCATTCCAGAATGCAAATCGGAACATGATGCCGCTCCTCTTTAGGAGGGCGATCCTAGGAAAAACTCCTCCGATAACAAGCGCACAGAAACCGAAAGTACACTGAGGCCCCCTCGGGGATAACCCAGCCGGAACCCGCGTTTTCACGAGCTTGAGATCACTCCGCTACCGCAGCGCCTCCGCTGCCGTGGCTACTGATTTGCTTATGGAAACCAGCCCAAATGGCTCAGACCTCTACAACTCTCGCCGGTATCGTTGCCGGTCCCTCCCATAGCGACAACCTCGCTCTCAAGGTCTTCTCTGGCGAAGTCATGAAGTCCTACAACGTCGCGACGAAGCTCAAGGGCCGTATCCGCGAACGGACGATCAAGTCGGGCAAGTCGGCTCAGTTCCCGGCGCTCGGTAAGGCGGCTGCGGAGTACCACACTCCCGGTAACGTGATCCTTGGTCAGTCCATGAACCACGGCGAGAAGATCATCTACATCGATGACATGCTGATCGCCTCGCACTTCGTGTCCAACTACGAAGAAGCGATGAACCACTACGAGACCCGCTCGGAACTGGCCGCTCAGGCTGGTGACGCGCTGGCTCAGGCCTACGACCAGCACGGCTTCGCAATCGCCACCAAGGCGGCAGTGAACGGCACGACCGGTGCCGTGACTGAGATGGGTCCTGCCACCGAGGCCAAGATCGGTACGTCCCCGACCATCTCGAACATCATCGACGAAATCTACCGCTCGGCGGCTTTCCTCGACGGCACCAACGTCCCGCAGTCGGATCGCGTTGTGTTCGTGACCCCGGATACCTACTGGGACCTCATTCAGGACGGCAGCTTCCTGAACCGCGACTTCGGCAACGCCAACGGCAACCAGGCTTCTGGTGGTCTGATGCGTGTTGCCGGTATGGAGATCGTTGCATCCAACAACCTGAACCTCAACTTCGGCACGGACACCCTTGCTGGACGCCGGGCAGGTTCGGCGGTTGCTGACTACACGGTCGACGGTCGCGCAACGGTTGCTCTCATCCTCCAGAAGCAGGCCCTCGGCACTGTGAAGCTGATGAACCTTGCGACCGAGAAGGACTACCAGACCGAACGTCAGGGCACCCTCATGGTGACCCGTATGGCTGTCGGCCACGGTGTCCTCCGTCCGGACGCAATCCGGCTCATCTCTGCCAAGGCCGCGACCTAAGGCAACCCAAAGGCTCCCGTCTAACCACGGGGGCCTTTTTTTCATTTCTAGGGCATCCCCATGTCATCCATCACCCCAAAGACCGAACTGAAGGCAGTCAATCAAATCCTTCGGAACATGGGAGAGACCCCTGTCAACTCGTTGACCGGAACACTCCCCATCGAGGCATCTCAGGCCTACGATACCCTGATTGAAGTCTCTGAGGACGTCCAGTCCGCTGGCTGGTTCTTTAACCGCGAATACTTCCGCCTGTCGCCCGATGGCTCAGGCTTCATCCATCTCCCGCAGAACACCCTGAGTGTTCGCTCGGTCGCCGAGAGCCGGGCCGTCCCGGTCGAGAACCGAGGAGGTCGCCTCTACAACATGACACCTTTCGGCTCGACCTTCGTTTTCTTGGCCCCCATGCAATTGCAAATCGTCCTCGGTCTTGCATACACCGACCTCCCGTCGAACGCCCGGCGCTACATCGCGCTCCGCGCCTCCCGCGTCTATCAAGCACGGGAACTCGGGGACCAGCTTATGCTCCAAGAGGACACTCAAGAGGAACGCCAAGCCTACGCCGAACTCCACGCGGAGCAACTTCGCCGTGAGCCGACCAGCCTCTTGGCCTCCTCATCGGTCTATTCCATCGCCCGTAGCGGCGGGAATGGCCCCACTCTCAAAATCTGATCGGAGGTCACCATGACCACTGTCTCTGGTTCGATCCCGAACCTTATCGGCGGCGTGTCTCAGCAGCCACCGGAAATCCGAGCGCTCAACTCCGCTGAAGCGCTGGTTAACTCTTGGTCCTCGGTCATATCCGGCCTAGGGACACGCTCAGGCACCGAGTTTGTCGCTGACGTAGGTAGCTACCCTGATGGGTCCTCGGCGGCAATCCATGGTATCTCCAAGAAGTCCGGAAGGTATACCATATCCATCGTGGACGGCACGGTCTACGTGACCGAACTCGGCT